GTAGGGGATGTCGCCGACGGTGTACCCCAGGGTGGGCTTCCTGGGGCGTTTTGGTTGGGGCGGTTCCGGTTTAGCCACGGGATCTCTCCAAAAAAGCCACGCGACAACCCGCATGGCCCCTAGCAAAAAGTTAGGTGGGGTGAACTGTCCCATCAGTCCCACATCCGTGCGGCTTCCTGCATGAGCTGATCCAGCTCTTCAGAAGTGCGTTCTTCCCTTGGGGAGTCTTCCAAAACCTGTCCATTTATGCCAAAACCCTTGGTATCACTGGGAAGTAAATCGGGACACGCAGTAGGGGTGTCCTCTTTTGCTCCAGCACCCCCACCAAAAGAGGACACGCTTAGGGGCTGTCCTTTTTTACTTTCCAGTCCCTGACTGGGTTTTCCTAATTCAGGACACATATTCACACACATATCACGCGAGAGAACAGCCTGGTACAAATTGGAAGGTCTGGCACCTGTAGAGGTCTGACCAACCACTTCAACCAACCCCCTCGAGGAAAGCCTCTGGAGCGCCTTCCCGATTGCGGCCACACTTCCACCGCAAAGCGCATCCGCAGCAAGGTCAGAGCGGCTCAGAGCACGCGGATACGCGGCCCTAAGGCGCTGGAGCACCCTGTCAACGATGGAAGCGGGACTGGCGCTGTCAACATCCAGCTCCACGTAGTCCGCCAGCGAGAACGTCAGATCGGCTTCCAGCTTCATCAGCAGCTTGGAACCATCCCGCCCTGCCCTGGATTTCTCCACAGTGATCAGGCGAGCGTTGTAACCGGTTTGTTCCACCTGATTGCGATCAGGCCGCCGCAGCCCCCACACCTCATCCACAGCGTCACGAATGGCAGTGGAACCCCGGAACCCGCCGGTCTTGTTGGCGTGGTGGATCAGCAGGATCGTGCAGGCTGGGAACATGCGGCCGTTGTTATTGGCCAACCAGTAGATGGGACTGGCGAACTCTTTCTTGTTTTCATCAAACGCCGATCCCCTGCTGCAACCAGTGATCGAATCGATGATCACCAACTTCGGCTGGTGCTTCTCGATCAGCTTGACGAAGCGGTAGTACCAGTTCAGGTCCCACCCCATCACCACGGTCACCGGATCCGACGGCTGGAACTCAAGATCCCGAAGCTGCTGCTGAACCTGAACTTCTGACTGATCGCCATTCAGGATCAACACCGGCCCAGATTCCACTGGAACTAGATCACCCCGCACGGAAAACGGAATCCCACGGGCAACGTGCTTGGCAATGGTCCAAGCGGACATGGATTTGCCATCACCACCAGCGCCGTGAATCATCACGGTCCCCGGGCAAGGCAATAGATCTGGGATTAGGTACTCAAACTTCAGGTCTTTATTGAGCAGGTTGTCCATCGCCATCTCGTCATCCTGCTGCTCGAACTGCATCTGAGCGATCAGCAACCGCTCCAACGCCCCAGCATCCCGATAACCCGCTTCCAACGCCAAAACATTCATGGCATGGGCAGCTTCCGCCGGGTTCTGAATCTGCTGGATCTCTTTAGCCCGGCGAATCACCTCGGCATAGGTGATGACGACCTGCCGAATCCGGGTGACGTTGTCCGCTTCAACGCTTTCAACAACCTTCCGCAGATCCTCCGAAAGCCACATGCGGCCAGCAAGCTGCTGGTCCGCCATCCAAAAAAGCGTCCCAAGACTGACCGGCCCTTTGCGAAAGGACTTCCACACCTCCTCGCAAGGGTTGCCATCAGACCACTCTTCTGAAAATTCTGGATCTTCCGCCGACCACGCAGACCACAGCGTCAAACCAAGGTCAGTCGGCAATTCCGAGTGGATCGCCATACCCACCTTGACCCAGTGATCCCGGCTACCACTGCCCTGCCCAGGAATCACCCGCAACGCGGACTGAATAATCTCGGCAACCTCAGCTGGGTCCCGATCCGAGAAATCCAGCGCCTTGCGGTTCTTAATAAACCCGCCGTCCTGGATCTCCTTACCGGCGTGATCCCGCATTTCCGCCAGCAACCATTCAGGCGCATCAGGAATCGTCTCCAGGTCGCCTTCAAAGCCGTACTGACCTTCTGGAGCCTTCCCATCACTGGAGCCCGGATAAGCCCCGTAGATGACGCCCTGACGGCCCCACAGCACCTCGTAACCGGCGCCGGTATCCGACAACCCAAAACCCTTTACCTCGCCCCACAGCGCCTCTGGGACGCGAAAGAGGTACTTCGCCGCATTGGCCTTGGTCGACGTAACGACTGGAGCACCCTCAAGCGACTCGCCCCACTTCTTTTTGAGCCGGCTGAGATTGCGATCCACGTCAAGAATCACGAGTCCCATACTGCGACCGCCGGTAAAGACGCCCACCGCCTGGAACACATCCGGCTTCCGGTCGATCTGAAGCGCCACATCCGAAGGCGCCATCACCTGATGGTGACTGCGCTCCAAAGGCGTCTTGCCCTTCGAGATTTTCCCGGACTGGATCGCCTGATCCTTGGCGTAAATCGGCGCGTACGCCATCCCAACAGGCAGCTGGCGCACAAAAGCCAGCAGATCCTGCGTCTTACTTTGCGACATGTTAGAGTCTCACACGAGATTGGTTCGCTAGCGCCCCACAGCTGCCGCTGCTGGGGCGTTTTTGTACGGTAGCGCGACCCGTCAACCCGTGTTACTGTGTAAGACGTTGGCACCCCTGCCGACCACACCAAACACCTACATCAATGGCTTTCCTCTCCAAAAACGCATCCGCAAGCGTCAACAGCAACAGCACCGGCGGCGGCTACCTGTCCCTCTCCAAGCTTCCCGATGGCGGCTCTGTACGATTCGCCCTACTCACCGACGAACCCCTGGAGTTTTACGAGTGCTGGGGCGCCGCCAGCGGCACCAACAAGCCCTTCCGCTTCGATTTCGAGCCCACCTATGAAGACGTGGTTGCCGAAATGGGCGACTTCGAGCCCCGCGAAGGACGCGGCGGCCCCGGAACAGCAGACGTGAAGTTTGCCATCGCCTGCCCGGTCTACAACTACGAGTCCGGCAAAGTTCAAGTCCTGCAAATCACTCAAAAGTCCATCCTCAAAGAGATCGACCAGATCTCCCAGATGGAGGATTACGCCGAACTGCTGGAGTGGGACTTCACAATCAGCAAAAAGGGCAGCGGCCTTACCACTGAGTACACCGTCCGCCCCGTCCCCCGCAAAAAAGGCAGCCAAGAGCACATCGACGCCGCCTGGATTGAGGCCAAATCCGAAGGCTTCGACATCACCCGCCTACTGACCGGCGGCAACCCCTTTAAGGCCGGTTAATTTTGGCGGCATGGCACAGCCAGTAAGGCCGCCATTACCCACACAACAGACAGCAGACAGCAGATGACAGCAGTTCCCGAAGGCACCACGTGGCTCGTATTCAACGAAGTCACCGAGCGCCTAACTAGCAATGGTGGAATGTTTTACACATTGCACCACCGGCCATACATCCCGGTATGCCGCCTAGACCAACGATTCGCCACGCTAATTAAAGACGAACTGGAACGATTAAGGGAAGGCGAGGAAGTCGAAATGGCTTGCATCCCTGATCCCACCAGGTCTGACGACTGGCGCATCAGTCTCAAATACTACGAAGCCCGCTACGCCGAAAGCCAAACAAACGACAGCAACCTTTACCAACTACCTACACGTAAATCACCCGTTATTAGTAAACCAGAACCACAACAAGCAACAAAAAGAGTATCCGTAGACCTACCCATTGAATACACCGACTTCCTAAAAAAGCTCTACGGCCACTACAAACTTTCTTACACAGACTGTCGCACCCAAAACGACTTTATGTGTAAGTGGATTATCCACCAGCTGGAACCCTACCGCTGGCTCGAAGAAATCCCGTTCTGAATCCGGGGGCAGTGAGCCGGTAATTCTCCTCCGGAGAGTTGTTGCCTATGTAAGGGAAGTCACTGGTCGGTCCAACTGGTGTACAGCACTTGGCGAGTGCCCTTCCCGAGCGTAAAAACAAAGGTTCTCATCGAAGACACGTTGTGGCACCAAGCTTCTCGATGGCTCGCAAGGCAACGTGTAAACAACTCACCACGTAAGTCCCCCAAAAAACAACTTCCCGTATTTTTACCGATGACTAAACAATTCGTGACCATCGTACGTCGCCGAGTGGTAATTGAAGAGGCAGTAATCACACAAGAAGAGTTCAACAAACTCTGCTGCCTTGATACCGACGAAGACTACGAATCTGCCTATGAACGTCTAGTAGCGCTGCCTTATCTGCCCTGGGACGATAACGGAGACCAGGATTTCGAAGCTGCCTACATGGCTTTCTCTGGTGATGTAACAGCTTTTAGTGATGATTTAGTGTCACTTTCCGCGAACTGGCAATCTGAACTCCCCCTTGAACTGGACCAAGCCTCGTATTTTGACAAACTGCTAGCCCGTTGACACCTGATGTAGAATCCAAGAGGGAAATAGTACGCAAATGCCTTCTAACACTCAAGACACACTGGCATCACTGCGTAAATGGCGACTGGAGCAAGACAATTCAGGCCCCTTCCGGGTCTACCGGGACATCAATAACAACATTTACCATAGTGTTACACACATCCTAAAGGAAACAAGCGACAAAACCGGGTTGGAGCGTTGGGAAGCCCGCCTGGGACCTGTAGAAGCAAGCTGTCAGCGCAACATTGCAGCAACCCGAGGCAACATGGCCCATTCACAGGCCGAGTATCTCCTCAAAACCGCAATGCAGCTGGCACGTTCCACTGCAAACAAGCGAAACTCCATTCACTGGGACGACCAGGGCCTGGCGCGTATTCCCGCCCCCATCACACAATGGGCATTAAAGAGGGTCCGCCCCAACGTCCCCCGGGTTGGCTGGAGCGCATCAGGTTACGCCCGCAGTTTGTCTGACTGGATCACCGAGAACGTCACCGAGATTTTTGCCAGCGAATTCAGCTCACACCATCCAGGTGGCTGGGCTGGTACTTGTGATGCCTTACTGTCCCTGAAAGGTAGAGGTTCAGGCCTTCACATTGTGGACTGGAAAACATCAGTAGGCCGCAAAACCACAAAAGACGAAGATGGACTGGAGCATCTACCACCAGGCCATTCATACATCGACCAATGCGGCGCTTATAGCCTTTCATTGAAGTACATGACCGGCCTTGAATTAGCTGGAGCTGCTGTTGTATTAGCCCGCCGCTGCGGCACTCCAAACGTGCACTACATGAACCGCGACGAGCTGGAGCAGGCTGAGAAGTCATTCATGGCACGCGCCACCACGTACTTCGAGCAACTCGCCATTCAAGTTGCGGTCTAAAGCCCATTCATACCTCGGGCTGCGTTGCATATGGACTGCATTGGAGTCCATACGAAATGCTGGCGCACCTATGGGGCGTCTCATGCGGTGTCTCGTGAGTCTCACTGTTATTGCTATTGCGAGTCATTCTCAACTAGCAACGGCAAGTAAAGGCAAGCCGTAGGCTGGTACCAGCCCCGGCCTGCCCGGATCCCGTACTGGGTGAGATTACCTAGCTCCCAGTGGCTGGGGCCACTTTTGTGTTGGTGCGCTTGCGTTGTTTGTAGGTTGCCCGCGGTTTACCGGCGTCCGTGCGTGGTTTACGTGGTGCTCCTGGTGGCTTGCGCGTGGTCGGAGTTGTGCGCGTATTTTGTGCACTTAATTTCAGACCTACGGGCACAAGCTCACTGGGGCACTGATCGCCACCATTGCGCAGCTGGCACTGATTCCAGTATGGGATGAGGGACTCGAACAGTTCGCGGATCCCTTCCTTACCATGAAGCTCGTGCAAACGCAAGAAGTCCCGCCACTCCACCGCGGATAGCGTGGAACGTTCTGCGCAGTAGCGCAGATCACGTAGGGCCCTTTTCTCTTGGCGCGTCATTTCGCGTTCTTGTTCGCGCTGATCACGGGCAAGCTGCTTGCGCTCCCGCTGTGTCGTCCACTCGCCGCCGCTCATGGCTCGCTCCGCTCGCCATTCGCAGCAGAAACCATCAATACGGGCTGGCCATTGGCGGTCGACATGCCGCAATCCGTAATGTGCAGTAGTCCGCGGCGTTGGAGCGATTCTGCTACGCGGCGTGTCTGCCGATCCGGGCTGATTGTGTGGCGGCCTGGGTACTTTTGGCAGAAATCCAACATGTGCCGTTGGAGCGGTCCTAGTGGTCGCATGGTTCCCTATGGGTCAGGGTTACCCTCTAACAGTACCACGAATCGGGAGGCTTGCCAGCTGGCACTGATGTAGTATTGTGGGCGAGTCCACCAAGGGGAATCCTCCCATGGCAACCACAACACCCAAGGCCAGCCCCGCTCTGCTGGAGCGTATTGAGCGTCTTGCCGTATGTTCCGGGCACTGGGTTTTGATCCGTGACGGCGAACCGCAAACCGATTGCAGCCACCAATGGCACCAGTCTTTTGAAGAACACCTACAGACCTGCCTTTCAGAGCACTGGCGCAGTGTTTCCTTAGGTTTCGTGCCGTCCTACTGCGGTTACAGCGATTACAGCAACACCGGACTGGTGGGACTCGCTAATTTCCGCGTGCTTACAGATCCCGCCAGCACTCCAGACCCCTACGGCGGGGTCTTGGAAGTCGGTTACGGCTGGAATGGCCGCGGCGTCGTGCTCGACCTTTTGCGGGTTCCGGCAGACGTGCTGGAAACGGTTGAAGCTCTGGAGTCTTATCCGCTGATCAGCGAGGAGGAGCATTCCACCCTGGAGCTACAGGAGATCGACCGGGCCTGGCAAGACTGCTACGCGTCAGACTGGCGCGATCTTGTGCGGGATCAGCTGGCGCAGTACTGCCCCGAAACGGTTCTGGATCAGAATCAGTACGGTCCTAGCACTGCAAAGTTCTGGGCTGATGATCGGCTGGACTCGCTACCTCAAGACAAGCTGGAGTCTGATCTACGCGAATTATTCCAAGTGTGTTTGGAGTGGAGCGGCGAGGGCTGGGTAGTTGAAGATCTTAGTTGCGGCGCCTACATCCGGATTGAGAAGGTCGCTCGCGGGATCGACCGCTCAGACTTGGCGGCGCTAACGGGTTTAGCACTGCTGCCCCCCGATCAAGAATGGCGCCGCGAGTCCTACCCGTGGCCGGATGGTTCCCGTGATTCCCTGGCGCCGACACTGGCTTGACGGCCGGCCGTCGATCCTGTACTGTTTCACACGAGCAAACCCTACCAAGGCTCACATCATGATCATCACCCCCGCAACGCGTAACGGCTGGAGCTTCCAGGCAGACGCTGAACTATCGGTTCTGGACATCCGCGAACTTGAGGCCATTACCAACTATTGCTGGACAGTTGAGACGCGTTACGCCGGACCTACCGATACCAAAGGTTCCCGCGTGCTGGTCTCGTTTGTTGGCAGCCGCAAGGGCAGCAAGGCTTACAACTGGCGCCATGCCCTGACCAGTGGTCAGAATCACTTAGCCGCGGCTGTCGCCTGGATGCAGCAGTTGAGCAGTCTCAATGGTGCGCCATCGTACGCGCTGATCAGCAAGGCCAGCACCGCTGATGGTTACGTGTTCACGTTCTGTTGAGCCTCGCTCGCGCTCGGCTCACGGCACCGCTTCGGCGGTGCTTTTTTATTGTTGCGCAGTGGTGGCGCTAAGATTGAACCAAACGGCCGCAGAATCTAACGATGTCGGACAATCCGGAAGCTAACAACGAAGCGCCGGAAGTGTCGGCGGAGATTGAGGATAAAAAGGCGAAACATCCGCTGGGTTGCTATGGCAAACGGAACCCGAACGCGGTTATTGAAGAACGCCAGCGGCGTTTGTATCGACGCCAACTGGAAGGGTTGACGACACGACAGCTGGTTCTAGATCACGCTTCTAGAGAAAGCATCAGCGAAAAGACCGCTTGGATGGATTGGCGTGTGGTCAGCAAGTGGAACGAAGAGGATTGGCAGAAAGATCGTGAGGCCATGCTTTCGCGTCTTCAAGGTATGCGCCTACGGCTGATCAACAAAGCCATCAGCAAGGGCAACTTGCAAGTGGCCATGCTGGGACTAAAAGACCTTGGCGCTCACCTAGGCGAGGCGGCAATTGAGACGCAAGCTGCGCTGGGCACTCCCTCGCTTTCGATCGTGGTTGAAGACAAGCGGCTGCCTTGACGCCTGGCCGATAGTGTGCAACAATGGGGTCAAGTCACACCAAGACTCCCCATGACTGACCGCCTACTCACCCTTGCCGCCCTGCTTACCGCTTGTGCGGTGCTCGCTATGGGCGCCGATAACTCGAAACGCTTGGCACAGTGTGAGTCTGCCGGACGCACCACGGCAGAATGCCGGCTCCTGGTGCTCGGCCGATAAGTTCTGCTGATATTACAGAGTATTACAGTATGGCCGCATCCCGCGGCTGTGCTGTGCTACAATACTAGCGAACAACACGCCACACCATGGCAACTGTCACCACTGCCGCCGCGATCCTGCTGGCGCTGATTCTCCTTCCCCTCATCGTGTTGGCATGGGCCAGCGAATCCCGGCAACAACGCGCAAAACGCTGGCGCCGTGCCGGCCTGACGCAACAGGCCATCGCTGATCGCCTCGGCTGCAGCCGCTCCACCGTGCAACGACTGCTCGCGGCGTGACACAAAAAAGGCGAGGGGCAACCCCGCATCCAGGCTTAGTCAGGCCTTGTTGGACTCGGTTTCTACGTGTCGTGTGTCCCGTTCCACGGCGGTTCAGTTTTGCGAGTGGTCCGCTCCCCTCGTGCCTGTACTATAGCACAGCAGTACACCGGACCGCGAGAATCGTAACATACTGTAACACAATACACGTGTACTAGGGGGCAGGGTCCGCGATCGCGTGGGGCGGGACGCCACCCAGGGAACCTACTGACACATTCTCAATTCTTTCTTCTGTACTACACCGGGGCAGGGGTTCGATTCCTGTAATACCCTAGAAGGTACCCCTACCGCTAAAAATGCCCGATTCTGCTGGAGCACTCACCCTTCGCTACGCCCAGGGCCAAGTATTTTCCAGCCGAAAACGCTTCAGAGTATTGGTAGCAGGCCGACGGTTCGGCAAAAGTTATCTGTCATGTATCGAGTTATTGCGTGGGGCGATCGAAAGGCCGGGCGAAACCTTTTTCTATGCCGCCCCTACATACCGGATGGCAAAAGACATTGCCTGGAAGGTGATGAAACGCCTCGTCCCGAAAGCCTGGATCAAATCCAAGAACGAAACAGACCTCAAGATTGAGCTGGTGAACGGCTCCACCATCGAATTAAAGGGCACCGAAAACGCCATGGCCCTCCGCGGCCGCAGTTTGGCGGGCGTTGTCCTTGACGAAGCCGCATTTATGGACGCCGAGGTGTGGTTCGAGGTGATCCGCCCCGCTTTGGCGGACAAACAAGGCTGGGCACTATTCATTTCCACCCCGGACGGCACCGCCAGCTGGTTTTATGACCTCTGGTGCTATTGCGAGGAAGGCGACAACGACTGGCAGCGGTGGCAATTCACGACGATTGACGGCGACAACGTCCCACCAGACGAAATCGAAGCCGCCCGCGGCCAGCTGGATCCGCGCACTTTCCGCCAAGAATTCGAGGCCAGCTTCGAAAACCTAAGCGGCCTGGTCGCCGTGAGCTTCGCGGACGACAACATCGACAAAACCGTCCAAGACCTCCCCGTCCTACCCCTCCTATTGGGCGTTGACTTCAACGTGGACCCAATGAGCGCCGTCTGCGCAGTGAAAAAAGGCGACGTGCTCTGGGTCTTCGACGAAATCATCATGACCGGCGGCGCCACCACCTGGGACCTCTGCGAAGAAATCCAAACCCGCTACGGCGTGGAACGCCGCATTATTGCCTGCCCCGACCCCACAGGTGGCGCCCGCAAAACAAGCGGCGTTGGAGCCACCGACCACAACATCCTGCGCAAATCCGGCTTCACGGTATCCAGCCCCCGCAACCCTTGGAAAATCCGCGACAAGATCACCTGCGTCAACACCGCCCTACTGGACGCATCTGGAACCCGCCGCCTCTTCATCAACCCCAAGTGCAAAGAACTAATCAAATCCCTCCGCACCCTGACCTACGCACCTGGAACGGGCCTACCCAACAAAAACCTAGGCGTCGACCACGCCTTCGACGCACTGGGCTACCTATGCCTCCAAACCTTCAACCTCGCCAAACCAGAAAGCCTGGGCAAAACCTCCTATCGTGTGTGGTAACAGCGGAAAAATAGTGGCCAAAAAACCAACAAAAGCCCAAAAAAAGGTCGCCAAGGTTATGCGCGAGTACGGCAAGGGCGAACTGCACTCAGGCAGCAAAAAAGGCCCCGTGGTGAAATCCCGCAAACAGGCCATCGCCATCGCCATGAGCGAAGCTGGCATGGCAAAACCCAAGAAAAAGGGCAAAAAGTAATGGCAAAACGCGGCCTTTACAGCAACATCGCTGCAAAACGCAAGCGCATCGCAGCCGGCAGCGGCGAAAAGATGCGCAAACCCGGCACAAAAGGTGCCCCCACCGCCGCTGCCTTCCGTGCAGCCGCCAAAACCGCCAAGCGCCCTAAAGGTCGCAAATAACCCGGAAATAAACCATGGCCGCCGTCGCTATTACCGCTAAGGACTACTTCACCAACATCGTTGAATTTACCGGCGCCAACATGACTGCCGTGAATGACTGGATGGAAGTCCCAGCCCAATCCTCCAGCTATACATTTGCCGCAACAGTAACCGGCGGCGCCAACGTCCAACTTGCCCTGGAGTGCAGCTTCAACGGCAACGGCAACTGGTTCACCATCGACAACGGCAAAACCATCAACTCCAACGGCCAATACGTCTACTTCTACGACGGCAAACCAGCGGCCAAGATACGTATGCGCATCGACTCCATCAGCTCTGGAACCCCAACTATTGTTCCGCACATTGCAGTCGCTTATCACGGCTAATGGCAATCCAAACCGTTAACGGCGGCTGCGTCCACATCGAAATTGACGCCGAGGACGGCCTCACCCACGCCACCTTCGTATTCAAAACACCTCAAAACCCGGAAATAATCGGCGGATTTGTCACAATGCTGACCCAAGGCATCGAAGTGCTGGTACCTATTACTGACCCCGACGACGAGGAAGACGACGATGATTGAATACCGCGGCGAAAAATTTGCAGGCTACAACAAGCCCAAGCGCACACCCAACCACCCGAACAAATCACACGCCGTACTTGCAAAACAAGGCGACCAAATAAAACTGATTCGCTTCGGCCAACAAGGTGTCTCTGGATCACCTAAACGCGAAGGTGAATCTGCCGCAGATAAAAAACGCCGCGAAGCCTTCAAAGCACGCCACGCAGAGAATATCTCCAAGGGCAAAATGTCAGCCGCCTACTGGGCAAACAAAACCAAGTGGTGACTCTCTGCCAAAATAAGTACAAAGTAGGAGCCTAGCCGTGGTCTACAGCGCCAACGTGCCCCCAACTGGAGCTGTAGTCAGCGAATCCCCCTTCGTCCGCAGCCTCGAAGTCATCGGCATGATGCCGGACTGGAGCGTAATGGCTGCCGTCACCAACGGCACGAACTACCTGCGGGACATGAGCGAGACGTATCTCCCGCAAGAACCGCGTGAAGACGACGACGCCTACGAAACCCGCGTCGACCGCAGCGTCCTCAGCCCTTACACCAGCCGCCTCATCGAAACCGCTGCTGGCGCAATCCTGCGCAAGCCCATCCACATCGAAGGCGACCCGTACTGGCTGGGGATCGCCCAAAACATCGACGGCCTTGGCTCCAACATCAATGAATACGCCCGCCGCGCCCTCGTCAGCAGCCTTACCTACGGCCACAGCGCCATTTTGGTGGACTACCCCGCAGCAATGGGAGCGCGAAATCTTGCAGAAGAACGCGCAATGGGCCGCCGCCCCTATTTCGTCCACGTCGACGCCCCCCAAATCTGGGGCTGGCGCAAAGAACCCGGCACCAACCGCCTACTACAAGTCCGCATCCACGACTACGACGTTCGCCCACTGAACGAGTTCGGCGAAGAACAAGTCGAAGAAATGCGGGTCATCTATCCCGGCCGCTACGACCTCTACACCCTCGGCCAAGAACTGGTGGAGTTCACCGCCAGTGGCGGTTACAGCCTGGACGAAATCCCGCTGGTACCCATCTACAGCAACCGCCGCGGCCTGCTGGTATCCCAACCCCCACTACTGGACATCGCCAACCTGAACATCACGCACTACCAACGCCAGGCAGACCTAATCCACGCGCTGCACATCGCCGCAATGCCCACCCTTGTCTTAGAGGGCTGGGACGACACAACCGGTTCCGCAACGATGGGCGTCAACTATGCCATCGCCATGCAACCAGGCAACAAGGCTTACTACGTGCAAGCGGACGCCACCAGCTTCGACGCCCAAATGGCTGAACTCCAATCCCTGGAAAGCCAGATGTCCACGCTTGGCGTGACCAAACTCTTCGGCCAAAAGTTCGTCGCCGAATCCGCAGAGGCAAAGCGCATCGACCAAGCCCAAAGCAACAGCGTGCTCTCGATCATCAGCCAAGAACTGGAGAGCGCCCTCAACCAAGCCTTTGCCTTCGCCGCCCAATACGTGGGCATGGAACCCCCTGAAATCACCATCGACCGCGACTTCGACTACTACCGCCTGATCGGCCAAGACGTATCCGTCCTGGCACAACTCAACCAAATGGGCAAAATCAGCGACGCAATGCTGCTGGAAGTCCTACGCCGCGGCGAAGTTCTCCCTGACAACATCAACATCGAAGACGAACTCGAAGCATCCACGGAAAACGCATTGGCACTGCCCGAAGCCGCAGAGAATAGCGGCGACGAAGACATGGAAGAGCGCGAAGAAACCCTTAATTCTTAACTGCTAATCTAGAAACGTCCAAGTAATACACAACCGTGCCCGAAGAACAGCAAGCAGCAGTCACTCCTGTGGAGCCTGCTGCCCCTCAACCTGTGGTTGAAAGCTCCGATCTGGCCGCCCAACTGGAAGCGCTTCGTGCGAAAAACCAAGAATTGATCGCCGAGCGCCGCAAGGACCGCGAAAACCGCGAAACCCTGCAAAAGCAGCTGGAAGACCTACGTGTAGCCCAAGAAGCGGCCAACACAACAAAACTGGCCGAGTCTGGCGAGTTCAAAACTCTTTGGGAACAAGCGCAAGAAACAGTTGCCCAACTTAAACAACAACTTGCCACCAAAGAATCCGAAGTAGAACAAATCAAACAGGGCTACACCCAGGAACAACTACGCGCCAGTGCAATCGGCCAACTCTCTTCCGCTGGTGCACTAGCACCGGATCAGCTGTATCGTTTAGTGCAGGAGAATCTTCGCGCCAAAGAAGGACAGCCTGTGGCTTATGTCGGCGGCGTGGAAATTCCGATCGGCGAGTATATCGCCAACCTTAAAAATCCCGGCAGCGGTTACGAGCATCATTTTGCCGCCACGAACCGCGCCGGCATGGGCGTAACGGGTAGTGCCCGTTCCACCGCCCTCCCCGGCCAAACCAACCCCTGGTCCAAGGACAGCTGGAACGTCACTCAACAAATGATGATGTTGAACAGCGACCCCGACAAAGCCAGGCTGCTTAAAGCAGAGGCCGGAATCTAGCCCCTGTGGGGCAACCTCCCCAACCATGACTCCACTGGAGCTACCCAATGTCTGCCTCTAACAGCAACTTTGCTGGAACGTTTCTTTCGAACCTTGTTACTCGCCCGGAATTTCTTCAATACACGGCTGAAGGAATCTTCGAGCAGTCGAAGTGGGTTCAAAGCGGCATCATCCAGCGCAACGCCGCCCTGGACGCCCGCGCTGGCGGCACCCGCGTGCGCGTGCCTTTCTTCGACCCCATCGCCCCAACTGAAACCCAGATCCTTTCCACTTCCAGCTGGAACGGCGGCCTGGGTTATCTGACCGCCCAGAACGTCACTGCCGACGAGCAGATCATGACGATTCTGCACCGTGGCTTCGCTTACGCGGCAGACGACCTGAGCAAACTCGGCTCTGGAGCTGACCCTTTAAGCCACGTTCGCAACCAACTTACCGCTGCAATCAACAAGCTTAAGACCGCTACTTTGAGCGCTCAACTGCTTGGTTTGTTCGGCGGAATTAGCGGCGCTGGTGTACTCGGCGGCAACCAAACCAACAAAACGTTTGCTGGTGTGCCCGGTTCCATGACCGAGGCAAACTTCCTGAACGTTGCCAACGTTGTGGCCGCCAAGGCCAAGCTGGGTGAGCGTGGCGACAACCTCGACGCCATCGCCATGCACTCCAACGTGGCGTACTACCTGCAGCAAGTCGGGATGCTGACCTTCAGCACCTCCGCGCTTGCCGCTAGCGGCGCTGTGGTGTGGGGCGGCGGCGGTGTGGGCGTGACCCAAACCGAAGTGCCCTTCTTCGCCGGTCTCCGCGTGGTGATCGACGACCAGCTGACCTACCTGACCGGTGGTACTTCCACCCACGCGGTGAAGTATCCGGTCTATCTGTTCCAGAGCGGAGTCGTTTCCGAAGGTATTCAGCAGGATCTGCGCCTTGCTGCCGACCGGAACATCCTGTCCATGCAGGACATCCTGGCCGTTGATTACCACTACGGTTATCACGTGACCGGCACCAAGTGGAACGTGGCTGGTGACAACCCCACCAACGCTGCCACCACCGGCAACTTGGCCGATACCGCTAGCTGGGCCTTGGTCTACAGCGCTGCCAAGCAAGTGCCCCTGTGCCGCCTGCTCGTGAATACTCCCTTTGACACCACCGCTTACTGATTCATCAGTACAGCACTAAAAAGGCCCCCACAACCGGGGGCCTTTTCTTTTATCTACTCAACCTGCAAGCTCACCAACCCGCACGCGCTCCTGATACTCAAAAATCTCCGGAGCACGACCCACCATTTTGTAAGAGTGACTGAGCAACTCACGAAACACATGCGGACTTACCGCAAGCTCCTGCTGGATCGTCTCTGCATCTTTACCAGCAGCAAACATTTCACGGATTGCTTCTGCCACAGGTTCCAGCGACCGCACGGCATTACCGGGCAGGGCGGATGGTGCAGCTTTTTCCTTTACTTCTAGGCTGTCAGCAGCTTTGCGAGCAGGCATGAGTACAGTGCGTCTCTTCGTACTACAGGATAACTCTCGTAGCTTTATCGATGTTCCTTACGGCCAACACCTAGAAGCCCAAGCCGAACTGGAAATGACTGGCGCTACTGTCTACCACTCATCACTACTTACCCCACCGCCAAAACAAAGAAAACAACGTGCTGGCGCTAGACTCAAACAAAGGATGTATTAGCTGTGCCCGCTGTTATTGACGCCACTGTGAGCGGGGCTTCGGCCAACTCGTATGTGACGCTTGCAGCTGCCGATACCTATTTTGAGACCGTCCCGGACTCTTCGACCTGGACCGACAAGACCACCGACCAAAAAAACCGCGCCCTAATCTCCGCTACGCGCTGGATCGACGCCCTTAGTTTCTACGGCGACCGCTGCACAACCACGCAGGCACTGAAGTGGCCCCGCGAAAACTACGAAGTTGACGGTCTTGAACTGGTCTGCACGCTAATTCCTACTGACATTAAGGTCGCCACTTACGAACTGGCACGAGCATTTGCCAACGACACCGACTCCATCACAGGCAGCACTGGCACCACCGGCCTTTACGACCAAGTGGAACTGGGCGAACTGAAGGTCAAGTACAAAGCCAGTTCAACCACGCCCGGCATGGTCAACAACGTCTTCGACCTTTACCCTTGGTTGCAGACCTACCTCGGCCCCTATTGCATGGGTGGCGCCACAAACTACGCAGTCCGCCTGCGCCGAGGTTGATATGGGCCTAATTGACACTACTTTTGCTCCAATTCCCACTTCACTGCTTGCGGACTGGGGTCAAAACATCACGTACATCAAAACCAGCACCCCTCGCACCTACAACCCAACCACTGGCGCCGTCACTGGATCCGACATTACCGTCACGGTCAAAGCCGTGATCACCCGCGTAAGCCCCCGTGAATCTGAAGGTTTGTATCAAACAACTGACC